TGTGTACTTCCATCGCCTATATGATCTACGGCGACGGGGTGCAGGCCGACACGTTGGACGCTCGCCTTAAGATTGAGGAGTGGGGGTTGCAAGATGAAGTCCGGAAGGCGTGCCTCGACCTGAAGATTCAAGGAGGCTTCGCGCTGGAGGTCGTGTACAGCATCGACCGCACGACGGTGGCCAAGGTGCGCCACTGCCCCTTCGAGAATATCCGAAGCGCCGAGGTAGACAACGACGAAAGAGTCAACTTCTACTACTACTCCAAGGACTGGTCAGACAATCAAATCGAGCCGGAGCTCGTGCGTGCTTTCAACCCCGAGGATTCGGTAGAATACCCCGTGCAAATCTTGTACGTCAAGCCGTTCTCTCCCGGATCGTACTACTACCCCAAGCCCGACTACATCGGCTCGATTGACTACATCGAGCTCGACAAGGAGATTGGCAAGTACCACATCAACAATATCAAGAACGGCCTCGCTCCTTCGTTCTCCATCCACTTCAAGAACGGAGTCCCAGCGCAGGAGGAGCGGCACAAGATTCGTAACGACATCGAGCGCCAACTGGCCGGGGCTACCAACGCGGGGAAGTTCATCGTAACCTACTCGGACTCTCCCGAACGTAAGCCCGACTTCGAGCCGTTCCCGCTCTCTGACGCACACAACCAATACCAATTCCTCAGCGAAGAGGTGGTGGCTAAGATTATGGTGGGACACCGTGTAACCTCGCCCATGATGTTTGGAGTCATGGCTCCGGGCAAGCTCGGAGGAGGTATGGAGCTGAAGACAGCCGAGGAGATTTTCTCGGAGGATGTCATCACCCCCTACCAACAGGTTGTGACGGAGGCTCTGTCTTCTGTGTTTAACGCTGCCGGGACTCCTGCTCTTGTCACATTGTACAAGCCCGAGGCTGAAGAGGCCAACGTGGAAGTGTCGTACACGGGTATCCAAATCTCGTCCGCCGTTGACATCATCTCGAAGGTGGGCACGGGAGAACTCACTGGGCCGCAAGCGGTGCAGCTTCTCGTTGCCATGCTTGGCTTTGACAGGACAACGGCAGAGGGTCTCTTTGTCGGAGCTCAACCTACCGCACCTTCCCTCACCGAGATGAGCCGTAAAGCGTGCTGCAACTTGTCCGAGGAAATTACTTTGAACATCGACGCCGCAGAATGGCTCATTGAGCAAGGCGAAGAAATCAACGAGGACGAGTGGGTTTTGATTGACGAGCGCGAATACGACAAAGACCTCGAACAGGTACAAGATGCCCAATGGAACTTTGCTATGCGCGTGCCCGGTGGGACATCCGACACGAACACAGCTCCTGACAATCGAAGCCAAATCGACAACGACGTGGTGAAGATTCGCTACATCTACGACGGAAGCCAAAACCCAGAGCGTGACTTCTGTCAAAAGATGATGAGTTCGCAGAGGGTATACCGCCGGGAGGATATTGTAGGCGCTAACTGGCCCGCCTCTTTGGGCGGTGCTTCGGCCCGTGCGGTTAATCCCGGCTTCGGGCCAAACGGGACGGACACCTACGACCTGCTTTTGTACAAGGGCGGGCCTAATTGCAAGCACCGTTGGATTCGTCGCACCTACCTCAAGCGCAACAACCAGCGGGTGAGCGTAAACCGAGCGCGTCAAATCATCTCACAACTGCCCGAACCGCAACGCCGGGCCAACCAAATCGAGACGCAAGACCCACGCATCTCGCAGATTCCCGCAACAATGCCAAACAACGGCTACCTAAACCCTCGCTAAAATGGCACTACAAGCAGAAGTTCTCTTTGTCAACCCTGACTACATGAAGCGTATCACCCAGCTCAACGGCGGGGTGGAAGACGCGGTAATGGTTCCGGCCATCATCTTGGCACAAGACAAACACCTCCAGCAATACCTCGGCACCGAGCTGCTGGAGAAGTTGAAAGCCGACGTCTCAGGCGGTACTATCACGGGCAACTACGAAGCCCTCTTGGACGGGTACGTGCGGAAGGTCGTCGTGTGGTGGAGTATGGTGGAGCTGCTGCCCAACTTGTACGTAAAGCTCGACAACGGCGGGCTCGTTATTAGGACAGCAGAGAACACCGCCGCCATCTCCGAGGCCGACCTACACCGCGAAATTGAGAACGCCCGACAGAACGCCCAGTTCTATACGACGCGCCTTGTAGAATATCTCTGCTACAACCTCTCATTCTTTCCGGAGTACACGTCCAATACGGGCGCGGATATGTTCCCGGAGAAGACGGCCTACTACCAAAACGGAATGACCATATCTCGTGGTGATGGGCAGCTTGATCCCGACCTCGCACGCAAGCTCCTCCAATGACCCGGCAAGAAAACATCCTGCTCTTGCAGGCGTGGCTCGATAAGAACAAACCAAAACCCAAAAAATGAAGCATCTCTGCTCTTTGTTTCTTTTGTTCTTGAC